AATTACAATCAATTTATGCCAACTTAGGTTGGATTGTGTATTAGCCATTCATCCCCTAATCTAAAGATTAGGGGTTTTCTGGCTTGGTCATTATAAATTGTATTATTACATATTGTCTTCATAAATCTAACTTTTTAGAATTGGTCTTCCATCTCGGATTCGAACCGAGACTGTCATAGGTTTGAGCTATGTGTCTCTACCAGTTGGACTAATGGAAGATATTGGAGAATGAACCCCCACAAGTTATTCTCCAAATCTTAAAATAAGATGGGTTTAAAGACCTACCGTGGTACGCTTAACCTGACTCCTCACACGATGTCGCGACCATCCTGCTTAAGTTCTGGCAGAGGCGTGGTAGGTACGCCAAATATGAATTCACAAGACGCATATAAATAAAGATAGAGTTTTTCACCAAATTAAAAACATTTTCTTTTGTTTATAAGTTGCTGTGTGCGCCTCATAATGGAGCGGTATACGAGAGTCGAACTCGCAACCTCTGTTCGGATGCGGGGTCGAACCCGACATTTCAGATATGTTACCATTACACCAATACCGCATTAATGTCGCTTTAAAGTGGTCTTAACAGGTGGAGGGAGCTACCCTTTGCGACACCACCTGTTTTCTTCCCACATTCCCAAAGGAACTTGGCGACCCATTGAAGCATTTCGATACGAGACCTGTCGGACTGAATTGCCGAACAAGTTCGTATCTCATACTTTCGCCATACACTCTTGTTTCCAAGCTATTGTATTAGGGCTGACCCCTAAATTTTAAGAAGTGGAAACGATAATTAAATGTAATATTCTCTCACCGTTTCTATAATAATTATATCATAAATTTAGAAAAAAGTCAAATTTTTAACTCAAATTAATTTAAAATAAACATATGCCGCAAACCATATGTAGTAAATTATATTGAAACCTTCAAAAATAACCCTGCCTTTTCTTGGAGTCTTTCTGTCTTTAAACTCCGCAACAATAAAGCCCATACATACGATAGCATTGGCAAGACTTAAAAGTATCAAAAGTATAAACATATATCCTCCTTAGTGAGCGTGCATATCGGCTTCATGAACCAGTTCGAGAACCTTTCTCATTTCGCCGCCGTAAGATGTCTCAAAATCGTCAAGGTAGTGGTTAGGGTTAGCATAGCTATCCATATGCCACTGAACAAGAACAATTAACTTCTTGTAAAACTCATACTGCTTTTCAGAGAACTGTCCTACACAGCAAGCAATCATGTATGCTCCGATTTCGGCATGATTGTAGTAGTGAGACTTATCATCAAGCTGACCGTTAGCCTTCATACGAGACTTTACAATAGGCTTGCCAATATCATGGAACAGGGCGGCAGTGCGAGCAAGATGCTTCTGGTCTCTGTCAAGACCCTTTTCATCTGCGTGTGCATTTGCATATGCTCCTGCTTCAATCATGTGGTCGAAGATGTTTGCAGAGTGGTGAGGATTGTCATGGTCTACACCGTAGCAGTCATACAAATACTCACCAAGAGTTGTCTTGTTCTTAGGATTAGGGATAAGACAAATTGAGTTCCAGCCCTCGTCAAGACGAGGAAGAGTCATAGTCTTAAACATTCTCATGATAACATCAACAGGAACGTGACGCATACGATTAGCGTTCTGCTCTAAGATAACGTCGATTTCCGTAGCCGCTACTACAGCAATCTTCTTAACGTCCTTAGGAAGTTCCTTTAAAAAATTCTTTCTACGCTTACGAGATAAATTCGTTGCGTCATAAACACAAGACTGCCCATTCGCAAGGTAGCTCTTTATACGCTTATGAAGCTCGTTGAATACCTCGCCATTATGAGACTGGTCGTCCTCAGAACCGAACAATTCTGCTCGGATATCATCTGAGGAGACAATAGGGCAACCAAGGTCACGAGCAATGAATGACTTACCAGAGCCTGGTTAAGGAACGCCAATCATCATATATAAAATTGGCATCATATAGCATCACTCCTTCCATAAATAAGTTGTTTTTGATAAAATCAAATCATCAATTATTAAATTACTTAATCTCTTAACTTTCTATATATATTATACTATTATTTTTCAGAAAAGTCAAATTTTTATTATTTTAAATTTATAGACTCTTCATTATCAGAAGTGTAAAGCTTGATGTTACCCTTCGCCGCCGTAAGTATCTCTGGTCCTGCGAACTCGTTGATGTGAGTTACAACAAGTGATGGAGTTGCTTTCCATCCCTTCATAGAGAAGTACTTTGAGTCTCTGATAGCTCTCGCTACTGCGGCATCAGCTTCACGCTTGTCGAATTTGCCGTAACGTAAAGTGCCCTGATAAGGGTTAGGAACGTTTGTAAGGTCAACCATATCGGGATTGATATCTTCCTTCTTACATTCAAGATTAGAAGTCTGACCTATTTGTCCCTTGCCATGACGAGTAAGGTATGAACGAGTTACATAGAGAGCCTCAATGTCAACTTCATTCTGCTCGAAATTTTCGGTTATAATTTTAGAAGGAACACGTGCACCGACATATGCAGGAGTATTGTGTTCATAGTCATAGCTATGGTCATCCGCAAGAAGAAGTCCCTGTCCATTTTCAAAGACAAGAAGAGGATAGGAATGGAGAAGTGCTTTTTCTTCCTCGTCGCTCTTAATCAAGGTAATATGGTCATAAAACCAGTGGAAATCTTCGTCAATATTTTGTTCGAGATATTCTCCATGAAGAAAATCAGTAATATCCTCTGGCAGTGTACCATCTTTATCCCTAAGAACATCCTCATAATATTTGATTAAAGTATCAAAATGATAGTGAGGTGTACCTGCCATTTCAGTACAAACCCTATGACGATTTAATGATTCCCAAACGCCGCATCCTGTAGATGAATGAGAATTATCGCCGCGGCGCCCCTCAACATTTATGTTGGCAAACATATCAACAGGAGATACCATAACACCGCCTATTTTTGCATAGACTTTGGGAGTAATTCCCATAGCTTCAAGCTCTTCCCATTCACGTCTGAACATAGCAGGATTTACCATAAACTCTTCAGAAAAATATGTAGCGGCACCTTTAAGAGTACCGCTACCAAAGTGACGGAAAACTCTTCTTACACCATTATGAACAACAGTATGTGCCCTCTGACAAGAGTTTGAGGGTAAGATATTAAGACAGGTCGGAGTTGATACTGCATTGGCAACGAGTCCTTTAGATTCGTCACCATAGTTAAGACCTGATACGATTTTTATTTCCGCCATTTATATTCTCCTTTACCAGACTATTGCGCCGTTCTCGTCAAAACTTACATCAGTAGCACAATCTACTGGAACGGCTATTGAAGTTGCTCCTTCATGCTCTCTGATAATATTAGGAATAAGCTGTGCTATTCCCTTTACTTCACTTTCAAAGTAGTTGTCTTCACCGATTACGTCTGTCCATGTATGCTTATCTACTCTGTTGTAGCCGTCGTGCTTTACGTTAATGTGGTAAACATCATACTTCTGAGTTACTTCCTTGTAAAGGACAGGAGTATCCTTACCTTCTCTGCCAACGGCTTCGTCATAACCCGTAGCAAGATATGGGTTCAGATTCTCGTCACCCATAGTAATGATAATACCCTTCTTGCCTCTCTTCCAACAGTCGAGTTTTGTATTGTCATTTGCAAACTGCCAAGCGGCTGTATATGACTCGAAAGAATTTCCTCCACCGCCGCCCTCGAAATAGAGTTTATCAAGCTGTTCTGCAATACGAATATCAGATTCAAACTGTGATACCTGAAGCGGAGCATCGTCATATGCACAGTCACCGATACCCATAATCATGAACTCAACGTCTGTCATGTCCTTGTAAAGTTCTGTCATAATGTTGTTAAGTTCAGATGCTACCTCGACAGCAGAACGACCCATTGAGCCAGTTACGTCAAGAGCAAGAATTACAGGGATAGTATTAGGATGCTCTGCTGAATCGCAACACTCTCTTATCTTATTCTTAGGGTCAAGAACAGGGTCAAGCCAGCGGGCAGTATAAACTGCCTGCGCAGAACAATTCTTTATATTTACTGAGCCGTCAGCAGATAAACCTCTGCTGAGACTTTTAGAATAATTTACGAAATTTTCAGTTGTCCAACTTCCGCCACCCATTAGTCAGTTATCTCCTCATCATCATGGTCTGCATAGACCATTTCAGCTTCCATGTTTTCGTCGCCATGAAACAGCGATTCTGTGCTATAAGTTGTGAAGTCCTTATCTGTAAAACTTGGCATACCCATAATTACTTATCCTCCTTATCAGTCTCAGTCTCAGTTGTCTTAGGTGCAAGAGTTGGAGGTGTCATGGCACTGAAAATGTTATTGAACATATCTCCAAATCCGCCGCCGTTCATAAACATCATCATCATCATAGGGTTCATATCTCCGCCGCCCATGTTCTTGCACATCTGGCTCATCATCATGTACTTCATGATGTTCTGTGCTCCAGCTCCGCCTGTAAGATTGTCGCCATTGCCGAACATAGATACAATCTTGCCGTAGAAGTAGGTATTACCCATAAAAATGTGACGCTCAGGAAGGATAGTCTCTACCGTAGCATTTTCGTAGTTGATTACAGTGATAGTATTAGTATCCACCTTGAGAACATAACGAGGCTTACCCTTAGCAAAAATTATATCGCCCTCTGCAACTGCGTTAGTAGGAACTACGAAAAACATTTCGTCAAGTCCGCCAAAGCAGAAGCTATCACAATTTATAAAAGAACCGCTTGTCTTATCATAAGTCTTATATCCGTCAGAAGTCTTTACAGCGATGCCGCCATCCAATGTTATCTTGCACATACCCTTACCGAGTGCACCGAACATACCCTTCATGAAATCATTTGTCATACTTTTTTCCTCCATAGTATTTGTTGTTTTATTTGTAGGAGGAAGGAGTTCTATAGCGTTGGCAAGTAACTCCTTCTCAAACTATTCTTTTAATTCTAATGCAATGTCTACGTCAAATATCACTTGATAAGACCTCTTGCAAGCTTCATTGAGAGAGCGCCGCAAATCTTGCCGAAGTTCTCAATCTGCTCAACTGTCTCGGATTCCTCCTTTACACAGTCATTGTAAACTGCACGAGGGAGATGCTTTGCGATTACACCGAGGTCGATTATTTCTTCCTCCTTACTTAATAAGATGTGAAATATACTCTTTGTTAATTTTATTATAATCCCAATACGGAATTTCAATTAAAGTTAAATTATTATTTTTACAATAATCTCTTTTTCTCTAATCATATTCTTGCCTTTTTTCAAAAGACTAATGCGTTTCAAAAAATTCTCTGTTTTGATAATGCTGTTCTCCCTAATATTCTATTAAAGCTAAAATAGTATCATTATCAAATATAGCAAAATCAAATCGTAATGGAAGATAATCTCCTAACAGCTCAGGGAAACTATACTAAGATTTATAATCATAGCCAAGTTCTTTTAAACAATTAGAAATCAGCCATTCGCCACGAGATTGTAAACATCCACAAGATAAGCTCTTTCCGTTTTTAAGGTTTGTTTCTCTTACTGATTTCGCTGTCCCACAAGAACATTGACAAAGCCAATAAGCCCCTTGTCCTAAATGATTTTCCTCATCTCTTTTTATAACCTACCAACGTCCAAAAACTTCACCGCTTAAATCTTCTTTATAATATTTTTGACTTTCAAAAAGCGCAGACTTACATCCACAACTCTTGGTGGCACCGCGGCGAAGAGATGAACCATTTATAGTTTTTATTGTCCCACAAGAACATTTACAAATCCAAAATGCTCCTTTTTGAGTGTTAGTTTCATCTTTCTATAAAACTGTTAGTTCGCCAAAAGTCTAACCAGTTAAATCTTTTGTCATTTTTTCGCCAGCTTTCTTACCAGACATACATCCACAGGAAGTAGCTTTTCCACCTCTAAGGGTGCTCCCTCTTGTCGAAATTATATTTCCGCAACTACAGCGACATTTCCAATATGCTTCTCTTGCGGCAACAGTTGTATCTCTTTCAATGACAGTTAAATCGCCAAATATCTATCCAGTCAAATCAATAAATTTTCCCATTCTTATCACCTCAATAAAGATGTAGAAATTATTATTTTATCCTCAAATAATTTCTGAGCTTTTATTAAGAAGAATGTTGCGGATATGAGCCATAGTTAATTTAGCACAAATTTTTCCAAAGTTTTCAATGGCATTTACAATTTCAGGCTCCTCTTTTCTACAATCTTCATATACCAATTTAGGTGCGGTTTTAGCAAGATAGCCTAAATCATGCTCATCCCAGTCAGGTTTTAAAAGAGTATCGTCAATAAGTTTTTCCAAAGTTTTTTCCGCCCTTCGTTCAGTTACGATTGTTGCAGCGAGAGCCTCATCAGCCTGCTTCTTGGCAAGCTTCTCTGGGTCAATCTCCTTCTGTGGCTTAGACTGGTGAACCTCAGAGAACTCCTTTGCGACAATCTTTACGTATGCAGGTGTTCTGCTTGACTTATTGTCAAGACGGTCCTGTGACTTGATGACGATACCCTCACCAGTAGGACTACCCTCCATCTCAGTCTTACCTACGAACTTGTAGATATCCTCCCAAGATGTGAAAGGACCGTCGTAGAAGAGCGGAACCATCTTCAGACCGCAGAACTCTGCCATCTGCTTAGTCTGCTCCCAAGGGAGGTACTGCTCAATCTCAGTGTCCCATACATCGAATACGTAGAACTGCTTAAGGCGGCTCTCAGGGTATACGATTGTATGCTTACAATTCCACTCACCGAAAAAGATGTATCTTGTGCCAAGTGTAGCTGAGATAATAGTTGGGTCAAGAGTCTGAACGTAGTTGTAGAAACCCTGAAGACCGTTCTCAGCACTCAGCTCCTGTCTTCTTGAGAAACAAGAAAGTGTGCCATCCTCGTTTGCAGAGATGGATGCATTTGCACCATCAATCTTCTCTGTGATTGTAATATGCTCTCCTGCCTTGAAAGCCTCAGCGTACTTATCCTTAAGACGCTCGATATCAACATACTTTTTTAACATCATCAAACATCATTCCTTTTCTTTTTGATTTTCTATATATATTATATCAAAGATTTTTTAAAAAGTCAAATTTTCTTTATTTAAAATTTATTTATCATAAGAAACATATTCATATGTGGTTACTGGAACACGCTTCGCCGCCCAAAAAGTATAGTCATGTTCATCATAACTTGTCCAAGGAGTTTCTCTGCCACTGAAAGCAAAGTAAAGATTCTCTTCCTTGTAGTCCTTAAAGTAATAGGTTACGTCCATATAACTGTCATCAAGGTCTGTGCCATCAGCTGTCTTTTCTGCATAGTCCCAAAAGTCAAGTTCATATGCAAGTTTTAAGAATTGACGACCAAGGTCAATAGATTCTTCATAAGCGGCATTCGCCTCTTCGTCTGTCTCAAAGTCTTGTTCGGGGTCGAATATAATTGAACGGAGCACATCGAGCATATAGCGGTCAGTAGCCTCTTCAAATTCTTCTTTTTCAGTTCCTTTGATAAAGCCAGCATCTCGCCACTCTTGAAAGACTTTACTATCATACTCATAAATCTCTTCTATGGTAGTAATACCTTATCCTTGTATTCAAACTTTTTAATAAGCTGTTCCATATAGACCTCTCATTCTTCTCCATCAAGGAGAGCGTAATATTTTTCAATTCTTTCTTTTGCGACGGCTTCACAGAAATCTGCAATATACCAATCGGAATCGCCATAGCCACTTCTTGTGTATGGCACGCCGTAATACTTCTTGTTTTTAGGGTTATAGTAAATTCTTGTTAAAGCTTCCCAACCCTTATAAAGGTCATAATCGTCAAGGATGTCATCATCCGAGTTGTAAATAAAGTCTGTCCATTCCATTAACTCCTGAACAAAATCAAGAGGATAAGGACATTCATCCCAGCTTAATTTATCATCTTTTGGACGCTTGTTGTTCTCAGCTACCCATACGATAGCGTCGAAGATGTAAGATTCAATCTCGTCTTGAACCTCTTGTGCATTGAAAAGATATTCTCTTGATTCTCTTGTCTCTAAGAAGGTGTCCATATCTGTAAAAGAATAATCAGTACCTCCCTGTTCATGAATCTGAAGTGGTATCGTATACATTCGTTTTAACTCCTTTCTGAATTTCTGTATTTATTATATAATAATTTTTTATAAAAGTCAATTTTTTCTCAAAGAAAAATTCTTTGCTTTTATACTATTTAAATAGGCGGGCGCGCGCGCGATTATATCATAAATTTTTTCAAAAGTCAAATTTTTCTCTGAGAAAAAAATCTGCCCTCAAAGGGGCAGAATTTTATTAGGCTTCAGTGTAAACCCAAACAACGTTGCGGTCTCTCAGCATATAAATCTGATTTATCTTAAACTTCTCTGGTGCTCTATCAACAATTTCAATTGTTCTCTCAGCACCATTCGCTCTGTCCTCTTTAATAGATTCACGGAACTCCTTACCATTTCCCTTAACCCATTTAGAGGCTACAACCTTAAGTCCTTCGCCGCCGTCCTGCTTTTCAAGTAAAGTTACCTTCATTCTGAAATTTGCCTTTGGATACATTTCCTTTTCATTTCCCATTTTATTTTCCTCCTTTAATCCCAAAGCGACTCATGCCATTCAGCAAAAAGTTTATATGCTTTGTTAATTATTTTTTCTTGTTTATCATCAGGGTTAAATACAGATGCATAAAGATAGAACCCTAATATCATCTTATTAAGTATTGTACGCCAAGCCTTACTGGCTTTTCTTTCCTGTTCGGCTGTTCTGGTTTCCCAGTTCGCGCCATAATGGGAAAGAATTGTTGTTGGAAGTCCGCTCTGAGAATCACGATAAAGCGTAAGCCTTACAGCAAGATAGTATGCTGATTCAGCATCAAGATTCCAAAGGTCTTCATAGTGAAAACCCCACTTCTTATAAAACTCTTCTGAGCCGACACCCGGAGTTGTTTTCCAACTGGGTTTATAGCTATTAACTACTCTTTTTAAAGTAATCTTATTCTTCTTCATAAATCTCCTCAAATCTGAATAAAATATCTTTAAGTTGCTGTGGAACAAAAGTTAAAACTTTTTCTCTTATATACTCTGGAACTCCATAGTATGCTTCGGCAATACTACAAGCTATGGCGGCGATAGTATCTGAATCTCCACCGACAGAAATAGCCAAACGCAGACAGTCCTCAAAATCTTCTGACTCATAGAAACACTGTATAGCAACTGGAACAGTCACCTGACAAGTTTCATCGAACTGTAAAGTCTCCCGAATTTTATTAACAGATTTATCTAATGAGTAATAATTTTGGTCAATGAACTCATAAATCTCGTCCTTTGAACACCCTGTTCTTGCCATGAAAATTGCCGCAGTAACAGCTCTTGCTCCCTTTATTCCTTCGGGATGATTATGAGTTACCTTTGTAACTTCATCACTCATTTCAATTGCATCAAACATTGTATCTGCCGCCCAAGCACAAGCCGATACTCTCATAGCAGCACCATTGCCAAAGCTATTATAAGGTTTTGGGTCAGAACTATACATCCACTGTGCAAATCTGCCGCCGTATCCTGCGTTTTTATATGGCTATCCTATTCTACGCATCCAATGAACTGCCGCCTTGTCCAGTGGCCGTCCATGTTCTTTGTAATCCATGACGGCAATGGCTATGGCAGTTGTCATGATGCTATCATCCGTTACTTTACAGCTATCTGTAAATAACGGGAACTCTTTATCTCTGTGATTATGGTACTCAAATCGAGAACCGACCACGTCCCCTACGATTGCGCCTATCATTTTTCTCACTCCTTTGGCAAAGTTTTAAAAAATTGTACGAAAACTATTATGACCAGAACGACAATCGAAATTATTCGTGAACAAAAGCGCCATCGTCAGCAGCGACTTCTATCCACTCTTCGAGAGCTGAATAGCAATCGTTCTCTGTCTCGACCCAAATTTCCTTCCACTCGGTCATAGCGAGCGTACAACCCATGATGGACTTGCCGTTTACGCACTGTCTGCGATTCTCGTCAACAAGCATTACCTCACCTATACACTTTGAAGCAGCAATGCAAAAAGCCATAGCATCTCTTTCGCCAACAATATTTAACTTATTTCTCATTTATATTTCCTCCTTAATCTTTATTACAATAATATTATAACAAAAATTATTTAAAAAGTCAATAACTAAACAAAAAAGGAAGGCACAAAGCCTTCCTTTGAATTAAATCAAATTAGTGATTTTCATTCTATTCCGGGAACACCGTTATTAGAGATTTCGTTCTCACCAGAAATTTCATCATTAATAGCTGCTGCTACAAGTGTGATTTCCTTACGAACTCTTGCAAGTTCTGTCTGAAGAAGGTCAACTGGATTCTTAACAGAAACACGAGTATTAGTGTCATCAATCTCAATCTCTTCTGGCTGGAAGTCCTCAATTGGGTCACCACAAACAATGTTTGCATACATACCCTTAGCTGGGTCACCATGGAAATCAGTAATGTTTTCAGTGCCGAATGAATAGCTATTAGGACCGATTGTAACGATTACTGGACGATTCTTATTCTCAAAGTCCTTAATCATCTGAACAAGCACCTTAGTCTTCTGAGTAAGTTTAGCAAGCTTCTTTGAGCATTCATCAACCTTCTCAGGCTTTGGTGGTGGATATGGAGGAATTGGAGGATGTGGTGGAATTGGAGGATGTGGTGGAATTGGTGGGAATGGATGAGGGTGTCTTCCTGGAATTGGAGGAGTTGGCACTGGCTCAGCATCCATCTCTGGATATGGTGGGTAGTATGGATAAACCTCCCAATCTGGAAGTGGAGGACATGGTGGAACAGGTGGTGGAGGAGGAACTGGTGGAAACGGTCTCTTTGGACGTGGAATAGCGCAATCTAAGCCGCCAGGACCTGTCATTTTGTAAGTGCTCATTTAATTCACCTCGTTTTATAAAAATAATTGGACTCCTTAAGCCGCCCAATGAGAGATATTCTCTCTTAATTTAGGTAAAATTAAACGGGCAAAAATCTAAAAAAGTATTTCCCAAATTTCTAATGGGATTGGAATATTTTATCTCCATATAATAAAATAAAGCACCCCCTATAAAAGGGAGTGCTAATATTACTTTTCGGGTGCAAGGAAAGCAGGACCTTCATCGTCAATGACAAAATAAATCTGTTTACCATAAGCCTTTGCAATTTCATATTCAATTTTACAGCCACGTGCCTCAAGCCAACCAGTATCAAATACAACTGCGTCTGCTTTTGACATAATAGTGATAGCATGACCAAGACAAACCAATGGGTCAACGTCCTTTGCTCCTTCTAAGAAAGAGTCGAGAACAATAGCTCCACTAAAGTTATCTGCAATTAAATCAGTAAGAAACTCACGACGCTCCTTAATCTCTTTTTGTGATAAACCTCTCATTGATTGTGAAATGAAAAATTTAGTCATAAATATTCCTCCTCAAAATAAAATCCATTATGTTCCGATACCGCTATTACCATTGTATCCCCAAGTATCAGCATGGTATAGAGCAATGTATTCTTTTTCTTTCGCATTGAGTTCGGCGGCGGAGCATTGCGCTAAAACTTCAAAAGTAAAGTTTTCTGCTCCTTCTTCCCACATAGCCTGATAAAGTTTATTAGCTGTACCTGCTTCGGCACGAACTCCTCTTTTCAAATGGGTACGCCAACGTTCTTTAAAAGCCTATCTGGTTTGACCTATATAGCAACGTCCATTTTCAAAATTGGTTATCTTGTAGATACCACAAGCACTTGCATCATTAGATACAACACGTCCAACCATTTCAGTGAATGGCTTTTCATAGTAAGTCTTGTAGATAAGCTTGTAGATAATAGTTGGGTCATGAAGGTCAGTGGCTATCTTACGTAATTTCTTTACGTCATCCTAAGCATCTTCATTGAGAACAATGCGATAAAAGTTTTTATCTTGTTTTATTTGTTCAGCTCGCTTGTACCCCTCAATTATTTCCTGCTGTTTAGCCTCTTCTCTTCTGAGAACTTCATTCAATTCTTCACGTCTTGCATTAGTTTTTTCTTGGAAAGCTTCAAAGTCGTTGTAGATTTCTTGTCTACGAGTTTGATAGAAGTCTACTACGCCTTGTAATTCCAATGCCTACTTCTTTGATTCCTCGTCAACAAGGTCAAAAGTTTTCTGTTCAAGTTCTTTTAAACGCCGAGCATAGTATTCCTCTGAGTCATGGAGAGTTTGTTTTGCACGTTCTAATTCGTCCAATGCCGCCTACCGCTTAGCATCACAGTTGGCGACATATTCTTTAAGACTGTCGTCAATTTCTTTCTTGTTCTATTCTACGAGTTTTTGCTGTTCCTCTCGCATCTTCTTACAAATAAACTTCTTCTGTTCAAAGAAAGTCTGAGAGTATTCAGGCTTATCCACCTATTTATTAATGCGAGGAATGGCGTAGATGAGAATTAATAGAATAGCTATTATTCCAATTATTACTGCTACAATCATAAGCCTTACCTCATCTCACTACCGCACATAGGACAGAACTTAAATGTTTTAATTCCACCACTAAAACCACAAATACTACACTCTTCGCCGCCGCCCTCTGCATAATAGTGAAGCCATTCTGCCTTTGGACGCCATACAAATTCTTTAAGTGGCTTATATCTGCCGCATCCCTTGACCTCAGGACAGGCTTTAATAGGACCTGCGGCGCATTTAGGAACAAGAACTGTATCAATAATTTCTTTTTCTTCAGTAGTGATATACTCTGCGCACATGATTTCGTTCTTCATACCAATGGCAACATTACGAATTTCTGTCTGTGCTCTTGAACACATACGCTCATTACAAAAATGCATGAGTGCCCTTAAATTCATGGTGACATATATAGTTGTTGGAGTAGCATTAGGAAGAACTTCACGAGCATCTTCGGCTTTTACTCCTTTATCAATTAATAATTTATACTCAGCAAGAGCATTATCGCAATAATAACTAAGTTCTTCTTTAAGTTCTGCTGGCGTTCCGTCTAATGCCCAATCTAAATCATCATAAGTTACATAGCGCTGAGACTGCTGTGAATATGAAGCAATTCTGTGTCTCACGAGCTGATGACTACAATTTCCACACCAACAAGCAATTCCATTTCTTCTTACAAAAAGAGTATGATTAGGAACCTCTATACAATAGACATAATCGTTAAAAGGAATCTCTGAAAAGTGAGAATCTTTTT